GTTTTATTTGGATGTATTGCTGGAGATTGTGATGAATAAAATATATCGGCTAAAGTGGAACAGGTCCCGTAACTGTTGGAGCGTCTGCTCGGAGCTGGGGAGCAGAGTAAAAGGAAAAAAGTCCCGGGCTGTTTTAATTAGCGCGATAAGTTTATATTCATCTCTGGTATTCGCCGATGATGTCATCGTAAACCAGGATAAAACTATTGATTTTGGCAAAGAGAACCAGAGCATCGATTACCGTATTACGGTGACTGACAATGCCAATCTGGTAATCAATGCGACAGATACTTCCCGTCCGCGTCTGACTCTCGCTTCTGGTGGTGGGTTGGATATTACCGGAGGAAAGGTAACTATCAATGGCCCACTTAACTTTTTGCTGAAAGGTACGGGGTTCCTGAATGTCTCCAATGCTGGCAGCGAGTTATATGCTGATGATTTGTATGAGTCAAACTCAGGCATGAGACACGATCGCGGCTATTTTAATGTCTCCAACGGCGGCAAAATCCATGTTAAGGGCACCAGCCGTCTGACCTATTTGCAGGGAAATGTCAGTGGTGAAGGCAGCCAGGTAAATTCTAAAACCTTCTTTATGGGCGTTTACGGCAGTTACGGTGGTAATCAGTACCTGTCAGTTAATAACGGCGGTGAAGTTAATGCTCGTGAACATATTAGCCTGGGTTATTACGACCAACGTTCTGATACAACATTAGTCGTATCAGATGGAGGTAAAATATCCGCACCGAAAATTAGTTTAAGCACCAACTCTGAGTTAGCGTTAGGTGCACAGGAAGGAAGTGCTGCGAAGGCTGCAGGGATTATTGATGCCGAAAAAATTGAGTTTGTGTGGGCAAAGACATCCGATAAGAAAATCACCTTAAACCACACGGATAAAAACGCGACTATTTCCGCGGATATTGTCAGTGGCAGCGAGGGCCTGGGCTATATCAATGCGCTCAATGGCACGACTTACTTAACCGGTGATAACTCTGCCTTTAGTGGTAAAGTCAAAATTGAGCAAAATGGCGCTTTAGGGATCACCCAAAATATAGGTACAGCAGAGATCAACAACCGCGGGAAATTACACCTGAAGGCTGACGATAGCATGACCTTTGCCAATAAGATTTCCGGCAATGGTACAATAAGTATCGACAGTGGGACAGTGGCACTGACCGGCAATAACTATGCATTCAGCGGATATATTGATGTCGCTTCTGGTGCTGTCGCGGTTATTTCTGAAGACAAGAACATCGGCCGTGCGGACCTGGATGTTGATGGCAAACTGCAAATCAATGCCAATAAAGATTGGGTATTTGATAACGATCTTCAAGGTAGAGGTATTGTTGAAATAAACATGGGGAATCACGAATTCTCCTTCGATGAGTTTGCTTATACAGACTGGTTCCAGGGTTCACTGGCGTTCCAGAACACGACATTTAACCTGGAAAAGAATGCTGAGTTTCTGCAGAGAGGCGGGATCACTGCGGGTCAGGGAAGCCAGGTAATAGTGGGTAAGGGCGCTCACTCCATTAGCACTTTGGGATTCTCCGGCGGAACCGTTGATTTTGGTGCCCTGACAGCAGGTGCACAGATGACAGAAGGGACGGTCAACGTTAGTAAAACGCTGGATTTGCGCGGCGAGGGTGTGATTCAGGTTTCTGACAGTGACGTTGTAAGCTCAGTATCTCGTGATATTGACTCTGCGTTATCGCTCACTGAAGTCGATGATGGTAACAGCACCATTAAGTTGGTTGATGCGCAAGGTGCGGAAGTTCTGGGCGATGCGGGCAATCTGCAATTGCAGGATAAAAATGGGCAAATCCTCTCCAGCAGTGCCCAACGTGATATTCAGCAGAATGGGCAAAAAGCGGCCGTCGGCACTTACGACTATCGTCTGACGAGTGGGGTAAACAATGACGGTCTGTATATCGGTTACGGCCTGACCCAGCTTGATTTACACGCTACCGACAGCGATGCTCTGGTGCTGAGCTCTAACGGTAAAAGCGAGAATGCCGCCGATCTCAGCGCAAAGATTACCGGCAGTGGTGACCTGGCATTCAGCAGCCAGAAGGGTCAGACCGTATCGCTTTCTAACAAAGACAACGACTATACCGGTGTTACCGATCTGCGCAGTGGGACGCTTTTGTTGAATAACGATAACGTGTTGGGTAATACCCATGAACTGCGTCTGGCGGCAGAGACTGAACTGGATATGAATGGTCACAGCCAGTAATGACTGTACCGCCTCATATCCCATGCGTAACGCGCTATATAAAATATAGATGCCGATTCCCAATGCAAACAGAGCATCGGCGCGATGCCAGCCGTACCAGGACAACCCCAGCGCCAGCAGAATTGCGCCGTTCATCATAACATCAGACTGGTAATGTAGCATATCAGCCCGCACCGCCTGGCTTTGCGTCCGGCGCACCACCCAACGCTGAAACGAGACAAGGATAATCGTACAAATTAGCGCCACAATTGTCACGATAACCCCGACGCCTGGATCTGTCATCGGTGTTGGAGATATCAGATGTTGAATACCCGTCAAAAACAGGAATAGTGCCGAACCGGAGATAAACATACTTTGCGCCAGCGCCGCGAGGGACTCTGCTTTACCGTGACCAAACGAGTGATTATCGTCGGCAGGTTGCAGGGAATATCGCACCACCAGTAAATTCGTCAACGACGCGCCGATATCCACCAGCGAATCCACCAGCGCGGCGAGAATACTCACCGACCCGGTATACCACCATGCAAAAATTTTAATCAGCAATAGCAACGAAGCCATCGCCGTCGCAGCAATCGCCGCCCGACTGACCAGCCGTCCATAAGATTGATTCATAAATACTCCCGCTATCAACTGACGCTAGTATAACGGAAGCAAATCATCTGCAATGCATTAAGCAGCAGGCAAATTGAGGATAAAAAAAACCCCCACATCATGTGGGGGAAGACAGGGATGGTGTCACAAAAAAGCACCTAACCTGATGATATAAATGGATTTATATCAACCACTGTCCACATAACGTCCACATCGACCATAAATAAAGCCCCTCAACTGAGGGGCTATTTTTGTGATCACATCCACATAATTTGCTGCCCTGACGGCAACGGGTGCGGCCTTACGGCGTGGACTTCTCCCGGCTTCACGATGTATCGCTGTACCGACTCATAAGTGATGAACGTGGCACTGCAATTCACGTTCTGGCACTGATGATAACGCTCTTTTGTCGTGTCAGTGATATAGCGGCTTGTACGCGCATGTGCGGCATGCTGGCATAAAGGACAATGAAACATCGCGAGCACCTCTTCCGGTTTTGTTGATGGTGCCATTTTAGTTAATTTATCCTTATAAAACAAATAGATAAAATAAAAACGTCACTCATCATCTTCTGTTTCGTACTCCACATCAGAAAGCCTGACCTCAAGCTCTAAGGACGTCGTGAAGCCGCTATTATTCAGAAAATGTGTCACCTTAGTGATGGTCCAGTCCTGCTCGTCTATGACGCGCTTAAAGCCTGACACTCTGACCGGTGTTTCCGTGTAAATATCTGCACGACCGGTAGCCAGGCTGATGGAGAACTCCGCAACGCCCCGTTGCAGTTTATCCCACTTCGCCTGAGCGGCACGCATGGCCTGTGCTTTCGTGGCATATACCGTGGTCAGGGCAAAAACGTTGTCAGCCTCACCGGCCATGTATTCACCTTCGCGCGCTTCCGGTACTTTTGGCGCTTTCTTCTGCCTGACCGGTTTTGCTTTCGGGTGCTCCAGTGCGCGCAGGTGTTTTTCTTTCTTTTTGCGTTTCAGTTTTACCTTCTGCTTTTGCGGCTTCGGGTCTTTGGTGTGTAACCACTTTGCCGTTACGCCGGTATAGGCTCCACGGTCAGCAATCGCAAAATGATGGCGGTCGCCGTCGCTGCGGGTGATGGTAATCTGCGGGATTTTTTTACCGCTGGCCGTCACCCCCTGCCCCGCTTTGAGAAACAACAGTTTTCCCATTTTTACCGACACCTCACCGCCGTTGCGTTCTGCAAGACGGGTCAGGAATTTCGCATCAGACTCCTGCGACTGGTCGATGTGCGGGATTTTAATTCCGGCCAGTGACGGAGCGACACTGGCTTTCAGCCTGTTACGGGAGGCTATCGCCTCAACAATCGCACCGAGCGTGGTGTCATGCCATGAGCCTTCACGGCGGGAATTGAGCGTCCCGCGAAAATCTGCACTCCGGGCGCGGATGGTGACAACATCCGGCGCGCCCCGGTGTTCAACCTCATCAACGGTGAATTTCCCTTTGCATACCAGGGCAAAACCTTTCCAGCCGATATACACCGTCAGAACAGCACCACGAACCGGCAGCCCGACCTGCCCGTCGGCATCGTTCAGTTCAATATCAAGCTGGTCAGCCTCAAAGCCCCGGCTATCCGTCAGGGTCATACTCATCAGACGGTCGCTGATATTGCCGGTAATATCCCTGCTGTCGAGCATCAGCATGTAATCCGGCGTCAGCGTACTGCCTGCATCAAATGTCAGTGCATCCAGCATTATCCCGCCCCCGTCATACCCGTGAATCTGGTCGCCATACTGCCAGCTTTACCGATGAGCGACTCCGCCTGTTTACCGATATCGCCATAAAGCGCGGCCAGTGATTCATCCACGCGGGTGAGCGACAGCGTAAAATCAATTTTCCGGGGTGTGCCGTCTGCAAAGAAAATACTCCCTGTTTCACTCACCCTGCTGATGACATACATGCCGTAAATCATGCCTGTGCCATCCAGCAACGGCCACGCCCGGCCTTCCTCTGCCATCAGCCTGAGCGTGGTCATCGTCAGCTTTCCGCCGGTCAGTTCGGGATAAAGCACACCGGCAAGCGTGATGTTTTCCTCGCCAACACCGAGAAACTGAAAGGCATCCCGTTTACCGATACGGGAATTTGACGGCCAGCGATAATCTGATTCACGCTGCATGGTCTGGTGTGGCAGCGTCTGGCGCATAAAAACAAACATACCTAACGCGAGCATCATTTTTCGTCACCTCCTTAACCGTCATGCATCATGCTGGCACGGGCGCGCGCACGTTTATCCCGCTCGTATTTTTCGAGCGCATCCTGTAACTGGCGGTCGAGCTGAGTCCCCGGCGCAGTACCGCCCGTCAGACTGATGTGATATTCGTTTTTACTCTGGTCCACATAAGAGCGGCCAGCCGGTGCCGTAACCGGCTGATAAGCCTGATAGCCTGCATAAGAGCTGGTCGCCGGAATATAACCACCGGTGCCATACGTGGCGGCATGAGTTCTGGCGGCGGTCTGGTCAAGTGTGTCTGACTCTTTGTTGATAACACCGAGTTTTTCCAGTACCCAGTCAATACCACTGCGCAGTTTGTTGAACGCATTAAGCGGCAGCATCAACGCGTCAGCCAGTGCCTGCCCGAACATGACGCCCGTGTCACGGCAACGGTTCAGGGTGTCCTGGATGGCTTTAACCGGGGCGATCAGGTTTTTAAACCACTGCCACGCGGCCTGTAACTTTTCGCCCAGCCAGTCAAACACCGGCTTAAGTGGCGTGAACAGTTCCCCCACCGGCGCAAATGCCGCTTTCAGCCCTTCCACCACACCGCCAAAGAATGTGCTGACAGGCTCCCAGTATTTACGGATAAGCAACGCCCCGGCGACAATTGCGGCCACCACGGCCACAACCGGCCAGCTAATAGCCCCGATGGCGGTCATAACAGCACTGCCAACCGTCGTGAAGACTGCCCCCATTGCGCCTGCTGCCGCGATGATGGCATTGATGCCGGTGATAACCGGCCAGGCTACGAGGCCAATGGCACCGATGACACCAATCAGTGCCAGTGCACCACCGACAATGATGCCGATGGTTGACGCCAGTGATTTGTTTTTCTGTATCCAGCCGTCGAGTTTTAACACATACTTTGTGGCCGTCTGCGTGAGCTTACGCAGTGCGCCTTCCTGCTGGTCAAACAGGTCAGTCCCCACCGCCTCATAAGCGGACTGAAACTCTTTAAAGTCACCGCCGAGGTTGTCCTGCATGATATTTACCAGCTCGGCGGTCTTCCCGTCTGAGGCTTTAAACGCAGCGGTCAGTTTGTCCAGCTTTCCGGTTGAGGCGGCAGTCATCAGCACGGCGGCGGCTGAGCTGGCCTCCTCCCCGAAAATAGTTTTCATGTATTCAGCCTGCTGGGCAGTACCGAGCCGGTTTTTCTCAAAACTGGCCTGCATTTCTTTCAGAATGGTAAATACTGGTCGGGTGTTTCCCTTGCTGTCTGAGGTTTTCACTCCAAGCTCTTTGAGTGCATCCCATGCTTTTCCCGTCGGTGCCTGCAGGCGGCTTAACACGGCACGGCTTCCCGTCCCCGCCATTGAGCCTGTGATTTTTGCATCATACAGCGCCCCGACCATTGCGGCGGTTTCTTCAATGCTGACACCGGCATTTTTTGCCACAGGTGCGGCATAGGTCAGCGCATCGCTCATGCCGTCAAAATCGGCGGCGGTTTTGTTCATCGTCATGGAGAGAACATCCCCGATATGAGCGACCTTATCGTTTGAAAGCTGAAAGGCGGATTTCATCCCCATCAGCAGGGCGGCGTTTTCTTCCATCGTGCGACGGTTCGCCAGCGCCATATTCAGCGTGACCGGCGTTGCCGCCTGAATGGCATCAACATCCCCACCGGCTTTCGCGATAATAATCTGTGCACCGGCAGCATCATCCGCCGAGGCGGCGGTGTTGTCGCCGAGCTGGCGCGCCTGCTTGCGTAGTGCAGCCATTTCGGCGGAGTCTTTTGCCACACCTAGCACGGCCTGCAATTCTGAGTTTTTCTGCGCAAACTCATAACCGGGCATCAGCAACTTAACTCCGGCCATCGTTCCCGCCGCCGCAATCCCCACACCGGCAGCGCCTACTGAGGCCATATTTCCGGCCAGTTCCTTTCCGGCCTGATAACGCTGTTTTACTGCGTTAAGTTTTGCCTGTTGCGCACTGACACGCGCCAGCGCGTCGCGCTGACGGTTAAGTTGTGCGGTGGTTTCACTGATACGGTTTTTCAGTCCCTGCTCATCATGTGCAAGATTGCGGGCATTAATTCCCACAGCGGCCAGTTCCCGCTGCTGGCGTTTAACGGAATCCGTCAGGCGGTTATATTTCGCCTGTAAGTCCTCCGCCGCACGCTTTGCGGATTCCAGCACTTTCGCCTGAGCACGGGTCGGACGTTCGGTATTTTTAAACTGTGTGGCAAGGGCTTCGGCCTCCTGCCGTGCCTTTTCAAGTGCATGACCAGTCACGGCGAGCTGTGCACTGGTCTTGCGGAATCCCTCAATACGGGATGCCTGACCGTTCAGCTCGCGCAGTGATTTTTGTGTTTCCCGGATATCCCCCGACAGCGACTTACTCGCTGTGCGGATGGATTTAAACGGGCGGGATGCCTGGTCAACAGCCCTGAGCAATACCTGTAATTTTACATTGTTACTCATTCGTGTTTCCGCTTCGCCGGAGCGCCTTTTCGCGCCATGTGATGAGTTCGGTCAGGCTCATGGGATACAGTTCTGATGGCGGCCAGTGAAATATCACTGCCACATCCGCCATCAGGTCATCGACCGAGAGATTTTTTGGAAACGTCACTGCACCGAGTTCGGCGACAAAAAACCGACCACCTTACCGGCCAGCGCCACAAGGTCAGGCAGTTCCAGCGCGGCGACTTCCTGCTCGGTCAGCATCGGTGCCGTCATGCGCGGCAGCACCTTAATCAGTGCATCGACTTCGGAGTTCGCGACCGCTGCCAGACTGACACCGCGCAGCGTCCCGGCATTGGGTTTCATCAGCGTGACCTGTTCGATAACCTGCTCACCACGTTTGACCGGATTGTCCAGGGTAATGACATTTTCTTTGTTCATGGTTTTCTCACTTCTGAATCGGGGTTAACCGGTCAGCCTGACTGACCGGATGAAAATTACAGGCCGATATTGCGGCGGTGTTGCTCCAGCCGGTCGACGCCGTTCACCTTCTCAATCATGTTGATGGTGTCGATTTCGACCAGCTCCTTACCGTCCATCGTCAGCCGGAAATAGGTGCAGACTACGGAGATTTTCGACTCGGTGTCTTCTCCCTGTTTACCCTCGCCGGTGTCGATTTCTTTCTGACGTCCACGCATGACCACTTCAACGGCTACCGTTTCGCCGGTATCGTCGCGCTGGTAAGAGCCTGCAAAACGAATCGGTACGGCATCCACGCCGGTTGCGGCGTAAAGCTCCCAGATAACCGAATCCGGGAAGCCCCCGAGCGACCACTCCATTGACAGCGCATCGTCATCAAGGCCGAGGTCTACCGGTGCGCTTCCGTTCATCCCCGCACCGCGATAGTTTTCGAGTTTACGGGTCAGTTTTGGCAGCGTGACGGACTTTGCAACGCCCTGATAGCTGTAGCCGTTCAGAAAGACGTTCATTAACTTGAGTTTGCGCGGCATTGCCATCGGTCAGGCTCCTTAATTGCTGTTAACCGAGGTGACCAGATTTGCCAGGTATTTATCGGTAATACGCTGGCGCAGGGTCAGGTTTTCAAGAGGAGGAACCGGGGTATAGTCGTAGTCGATATACAGTTTTCCGGCCTTAAGGGTTTCCGCATCGTTGGATTCTTCGCTGAACCAGCAGGTCGCATCCACGATATAGCCGTTTGTTTTCAGCTCACGAAATTTGGCATTGATGCCGTCAACGATGTCGCGAATCAGCGTTGCGGTGATGGGCTTGTCCACCGCCCACATGTGCGCCTCAGCCATCGTGTCGGCCAGCACCTGCGCGGTGCGGGTGTAGTTTTCAAAGAGGAACAGCGGGTCATCAGAGCAGGTACGGTTACCCCAGAATCGGAAACCGTCACGGCGAATCAGCGTTGTGACACCTGACTCGTTCAACAGGTCAGCATCGGTGCCGGACTCCTGCAAATCCCAGAATACAGAGGCACTGATGCCGGTAACACCGTTTACCCCGACGTTGGACAGCGTTTTATGCCAGCCCTGCTCCTGGTCGATTTTAGCGCGCAGGCCCAGCGCACGGGCGGTGGCATACGCGGTGGCGGTGGTACTGGCGACCGTATCCCATGCGAGGAAATCCGGCCAGATGACCATCAGCTCACGCTGGCTGAAATTCTGGCGGTAGGCTTTCACCTCGGAAATGGTTTTACAGCCCCATGCGCTGATATACCCGAAAGCGCGCAGCTTCTGACAGACTGATGCCAGTGCAACCGCCACCTCTTTGGTGTCCAGTCCCGGCACACCGAGAATACGCGGTTTAACACCGGTAACCGACTCCGCCGCCAGCAGGGCTTTCAGTCCGGTGTACTGACCGTTTTCGTCAGTGGTGCCGATGATATTGGAAACGGTCTGCGCGAGTTTCGTTTCTTCGTCGTCGCCGGTGCCGTCTTCCACGCGCACGACAACGGTGACCGGTTTTGACTGGTCAGCGATGGCCTGCAACGATGCCGCCAGCGTGCCTTTTTTACCGGCCTTTGCAATCGCGCTCTGCACATTGGTGATCAGCACCGGTTTATTGAGGGGGAAGATTTCCGCATCCGCATCGCTGGCCGTGCAGACCATGCCGACAATGGCAGTGGATACGGTGGAAATGACGCGGGTGCCGTCGTTAATCTCCAGCACCTGCACGCCGTGATGATAGTCACTCATCCGTTTAACTCCGTGGTTAATGGGTGAGTGGTATTTTCAGTTGTGCCGGAGATGTCAGGCTATTTGTCCCGGTTGGCTAAGGGATGACACAATTTATTCTTTGTCGCTGATGAGGGGAATTTTTTATAGAGCGTGGACAGGCCAATATCAAAAATCAGCGCCACACGTTGACGAGATTCCCCCGCAGCCAGCAACCGTCCTGCCTGCTCCCACTCTCTCGCGGTGAGTTTCGGTCGTCTGCCACCAATACGACCTTTGGCTCTGGCCGCTTCCAGTCCTGCGCGTGTCCGCTCGACAATGAGTTCTCGCTCCATTTCAGCCAGGGCACCCATGACATGAAAAAAGAAACGGCCCATTGGGGTACTGGTATCAATACTGTCAGTCAGGCTTCTGAAATTCACACCACGCTGGCGCAACTCTTCTATCAGCGTAACGAGATGCCGCATACTGCGCCCCAGTCTGTCCAGCTTCCAGACAACCAACGTGTCTCCTGCCGATAGTGTCCTGAGCAGTTTTTTCAGCCCCGGCCTGTCGGACTTCGAGCCGCTGATTTTATCCTCAAAAATCAGCTCACATCCTGCACACTCCAGCGCATTACTCTGCAATTCCGTGTTCTGGTCATTTGTTGACACGCGTACATAGCCAATAAGCATGATCATCCCCCTGAATAAAAACCGGAGATGATGCCAGTTAGCCGTTATCTCTGCATTTTCATAAACGTTGGTTTGGGAGAAGGTTCGGCATTACCCGTTGGTGTGCCTGTTCCGTGGCCTTCAGCCACACCGCCTACTGGCTGGCTGAAATGCAACGGTGCGGCTTTTTCTGCTGAAGAATACCCGGAACTGGCAAAGGTTTATCCGACAAATAAATTGCCTGATTTACGCGGTGAATTTATTCGTGGCTGGGATGACGGACGTGGAGTGGATGCCGGGCGACAATTATTATCTTCACAGGGGGATGCAATAAGAAATATTGAGGGATTCGCAGATGGCGGGATCGGTATGTCTTTTGATGCAATCAGAGGGGCTTTTTATGATGCAGGAACACGATCTGCGAGAATGCCGAATAACACAACTGATATAGGCAAAACCGATGACCTTGGATTCGACGCCTCTCGTGTCGTGCCAACAGCTAATGAAAACCGTCCACGTAACATCGCCTTTAATTATATTGTGAGGGCTGCATAATGAAACCTGTTTTTTGATGAAAATGGGCTGGCTACAGTGCCGGGTGATATGCGTTGTTTTTATTATGATGCAGTAACGTCTGAATATTCGGGCTGGTCTGATGAATATATTAATACTGGCGTAAGTATGCCCGCCTGTTCCACTGGTATTGACCCGGGCGAATACATTCCGGGGAAAGTGGCAGTATTTACGGGTAAGGGATGGAGCCATGAAGAAGACCACCGCAATGAGACTGTTTACTCAATCGAAAATGGCGTAGCTGTTACAGTGGATTATATCGGTGCCATCAAAGACGGTTATGTCACGCTTTCACCGTTAACGCCATACGATAAATGGGATGGTGAGAAATGGATGACAGATACTGAGGCACAGCATAGTGCCGCACTAGACGCGGCAGAAGCACAGCGCCAGTCGCTGATTGATGCTGCAATGGCTTCCATCAGTCTGATTCAACTGAAATTACAGGCCGGGCGGAAGCTGACGCAGGCAGAAACAACCCGACTTAACGCCGTGCTGGATTATATTGACGCGGTGACGGTAACAGATACCAGCACTGCGCCGGATGTCATCTGGCCTGAACTGCCGAAGGCGTAGGCCATTCAATATCTGGCGCACCGGAAGTATCGACCAGTTCCAGTGTGTCCAGATAATCCAGCCACAAATTATATTGCGCCAGTTCCTCACCTTTCAGGCGACCAATCGCCGCTTTACCAGGCCATTGCTTACTGTTTATGTATTCGTTGACCTGATTAATCAATTGCTGCTTTTCCAGTTCGGCTGCGGCAATTTGTTCCTCATGAGTTGGCGGTGGAATATCAATCCATGCAGGCATTCCGTCGATGACACCTCTGTATTTTCCTTCTGGTGCTTCCTTCATAAATTCGGCGGCAACAGTGTCGTCAATTTCGATTCCATCATCGGGCCATTCGCCGGATTCCTGATAAGCGATTTTAAGCTCCACAGGGAAAAATGCGTATTACCGTGAAGGAGATCGGTGAGTAACATCGATGGAGATCGGTTCGTGTCACTTTCACAGAACCGTTTTTAAATTACCTTCACTGATCTCCTTCGGTCAACGGAGATTGTATTTTCCGCATTGATTCTCCTTTAAGTTCGATCTTGATACTGCCATGAACCAGTCGATCTAGGATGGCATCCGCATGTGTGGAGTCTCCGATCATTTTGTACCAGTTTTCCACCGGCAACTGGCTCACTACGATGAT